TAGGTCAACTACCAAGTACACTATATAATACAGAGCAAGAAGCGTTTCAACACCAGAACCAAGTTGATAAATTACTTACAGAATACGGAAACAAACAATCCGAAACAGATACATATCAAGAACAAATTGACAGTCTAAAGGAAACTGCACTACAAGAAGTTAGTTGGGATAAGATGAATGAACTTGTGCGTATAAAGGAACACCAAGACTTCCTGTACAAACTGTTAACAAACAAAGATAGCTTTATACGTAAACGTATTATTGAGCAAAACTTACAGTATCTAAATTCTAGACTTGCATACTATTTGACTAAACTGGGACTTCCACATGAAGTTTCGTTTCAACCAGATCTCGCTGTAGAAATTACAGAACTTGGTCGTGAACTAGACTTTGACAACTTATCTAGAGGCGAACGTAATAGGCTAATACTTGGACTTAGTTGGAGTTTTAGAGATGTATTTGAAACTATGAATACGCCACTTAACTTCCTTGCTATTGATGAACTTGTTGATAGTGGAATGGATACTAATGGTGTTGATAGTGCACTCAGTGTACTTAAAAAAATGGAAAGAGAAAGAGGCAAAAACATTTTCCTCATCTCACATCGAGATGAACTGCAAGGTAGAGTTAATACTATCTTACAAGTTATTAAAGAAAATGGCTTTACATCATTTAGTGTAGACACGGAGATTGTCGACATTGCTGGATGATATTGATAAAGATTTACTACAAAGCCTAGGAGGCATGATATTTGAGTCTCCTGATAAAGGCAAAACAATACGTAGTAGACCTAGTCCTGAGCATCCAATCTTTCTACTTTCTAACGGAATACTACCAATCGATATTTGGTACAAAATATACGGAGACGGATAATGGGAGACGACTACTTAGGGACATCATCAACCTACACTATTACTACTGATAGCGATATTAGCGGCGATTACAGTATTGATTTGTCTGATGTCACCGATCTTGGTGCAAGTACTACTACGTTATCAACCGGGACTTATATTGGTTCAAACCTGTCAGGAATCACATTTGGTGAATATGAAGATACGTCACGTAAAAAATTACGTGATGAAGGCGAATTACCGATTGACATTTGGGCCAAAATGTATAATAATGGAGTTATAGATGACGACTAATTATATTTTTGATCTCGATGGCACACTAACTAATGCTCGAGAGCATATTGACACACAGTTTAAAGATTTTATGCATGAGTTTACTGACAAGTACTCGTGCAGTATCTGTACTGGCAGTGACTATGCAAAGGTTGAACAACAACTTGGAAAAGAACTTACTGATAAATTCGATACACTATTTTTAAGTAGTGGCAATCATGTCATGCAAGATGGTGAAGACAAGTACAAAAGTACATGGAAGTTATCAGGAGAAGAATATTGGTTTTTGATGGAAAAAGCTGAAGATAGTAAGTTTTTTGATAAGACAGTTAGTCAACATCACAATATAGAACAACGAATTGGCTGTGCAAACTTTAGTGTTATTGCAAGAGACAGTAGCTTAATGGACCGCCAAGCATATCACAATTGGGACAATGATCGTAATGAACGTAAATCAATTGTAAAACAATTTACCGATCTATTTGGCTACAAATCATCTGCAGTGGTTGGTGGCAAAGTAAGTATCGACATAATACAAAAAGGCAAAGACAAGGCACAAATACTACAATACTTCGAAACATCAGATATTATACACTTTTTTGGCGATAAAATTACACCCAATGGCAACGACTACACACTAGCAATGGCAATTAACGAACTTGATAATGGCACCTCGCACAATGTAACTAACTGGCAAGAAACACACGAAATACTTCAAAGGCACATAAAACGGCATTTTTAATACCATAATCAGTAGATTTTGATGATAAATGATATATAGTACGTATGCATTGGACACACCATGGTATCCTTGTTGAAGAGATACCAGATGATTATATTGGTTTTGTATACATCATTACAAATCTGACTAACGATAAAAAATACATAGGCAAAAAATTAGCCAAGTTCAAAAAAACTAGGCCACCACTTAAAGGCAAAAAGAGAAAAAGAAAATCATTAGTAGAAAGTGATTGGCGAGACTATTGGGGATCGTCAGACAAACTACAGGCAGACGTAGACGAATTAGGCCCAGAAAACTTTAGTAGAGAAATCTTATATTTTTGTACAACACGTGGTCAACTTTCCTACCTTGAGGCAAAAGAACAATTCGACAGAGAGGTTTTACTCACTGATGAATACTATAATGGCATAATAAATGTCCGCATCGGCGGATCTCAGGCTCTCAAAGAATCACTAAAAAATAACATACCCTCCTTGAAACCATAGTATTGAGGGCTAGAGAAACACTAGCTCGGAATCTTACTTGAGGGCGAACAAACCAAATGACCAGGCTCTGTTGAGCTATTACAACCTGGAAGTATTTCTGAGTACGTAGCCTTTATTGCGACTCAGTAGCTTGCGTTGAAAGCAGCATGTAAAGGGGTACAGCACAACCGCCTCTGCTAGTTTACTAGTTTTGCTATAAAGGTGTACAAGGTGACTGGTAATATCAGAATCTTTTGTCGTGCTTGGCCGTATCAGGCTAAGTGCGACTTTAGATCATGGTAATAATCAATTATATCAATCATGATATAATATACGTTTTCTAATGTTATCGAATGAAATAATTCAATCGAACGATAGTGAAGATTGATGATGTCGTAAGACATCAGATAAAGATAAAACTTACATAGATATAAATGAACACTTCAGATTAAAATTTTCGAGTGTTTTTGCTTTGCATGGCGTCTATTGCTTCTTTTTCTTTTTCCCTTTTCTCTGTGAATGCGTCCATAATTTCACTTAGTTGGGATAATGGCATCTGGTACAATTCGTCTACTCTAAATGCACCTTCACTGTACAATACAATATCATATAATTGTTTTCGTAGGTCTCGATTTGCTTTGGTCATTTTATCAACCATACTTTGCGCCGATTCTGGGCTAATCACGAGTCGTTTGTGAAAAAAAAAGTTGGGTTAAATTCCACTGCACTTTTAAACTTTTTACCACATTCTTCATTACTACATTCAAACTTAAACTCCTTGTCAATACCATTGGCATTGATCTGTTGGTTAATTTCTTGTAGTTTTTTGATTGTTACGCTGTCACTATTAGATAGCCAAGCAAGTATTGATGTTATATTGTCAATAACTTCAGTGGATGGTGTGATAATTTTTTCGATACTGTCTGCGAGGATCATCATACTTGCTGCTGTTGATCGCTCTAAACTTTGCTGAAAGATTTCATGCTGTTTTAATTGATCAGTTTCGTTTTCTAACTGTTGTAGCAATTGTGCATTTTCAGTTATCCTGATCTGATTACTTGTTATAGATTTCAAACTATTTGGTTTAAAAACAATAGTTAGTCCGTTACTAAGTTCGATCTCAATACCGTTTACTGGTTTTATTTGATTGAGGATGTTTATTATTTTTATCTCATATTCTTCAGTTGATTCACAGTGTGGGCATTTTGCTTCTGTTCTGAGTGTACCTTCTTCGTTATTATTAATTCGGCTTGCCAATAAGATAACGTCTACATCTGGTAGCATGATCTCATATGGATTTTCCATGTCAGGTACAATACTTTTAAGTATCTCAAATAAACTTTCGCCGTTATATACACTATCTGGAATACTCAGTAACATTTCGTCTTTGAAGCTCAAAGGCATAACACCAATCTCATTTTGATCGGACATTTTAATGTTAGATGTGTACCATTTACCCTCGGTAGGCAGTTTTATGTACATCTCTTTGTGTCTGTAAAAGTCTAGTAGTGGGTCTGTCATAATCTTCCTATAAATACATATATAAGTTATTTATCTAATAAAGTGAGTAGTTAATGGCAATAGTAAATATACCTTTTGGTGGGCAGAGTGTTCCGGTTACAGTACCGGATTTTGCTATGGAAGCAACACAACAAGATGTACTAATCCAATCACAAAAACAAACAGATGCTCTTCAACAAATTGCATCTAAAATGGGAATCAGTCTATCAAACGATCAGAATGAAATAAAAAGCAACAAGCAGTTAACTAGCCAAATACAAAAGAACGCCAAACAACAAGAAAATCAAAATAGAAGGCTTGAGTTGTCACTGGATACACTTGGACGTGGAGCAAGCAATACAGTTAATGCTATGCAACAAGCCGGTGATACTGGTAAACTATCTGACATGATCGGTAAACAAGGATTGCTGGGCAATATGGGTTTTGCCGCAATGGGTGCACAACTTGGTACACTGTTTGGTATCATGGAAGAGTTTGGAGATGCACTGGGCGCATTACGTAGAACTGGTGCTGGATTGGGTGCTGACTTGGTTGAACTCCGTGGAGCCGCCGCCGCAGTTGGTCTTGACATGCAAACACTTAGTAAACTTACTGTTGAGAATGGTGCGGCAATCAGATCATTAGGTGAAAACAGTAAACAAGGCACAAATGAATTTTTGCGATTAAACCATTCTCTGCGTGAAGCGTCAAGAGATATGGGCTTCTTTGGCATGGGCACAAAAGAAATGAGTGCTTTGTTGGTGGATGAAATTGAACTCAGACGTGCTACTAGAAATGAAGCCTTTTTGGAAGAAGGTGCTAGATCTGGCATGATTGATAGTATAAAAGAAAACATGAAGCTAAATGAAGTTATGGCTGGACTAACAGGCCAAGATGTCCAAGACCGAATTAAAGCACGTAACGAGTTTAGAAAAGATGCTGTTAATGCCGCCGCAATGTCTAGAATGAATGAAGGCCAACTAGAATCACTTAAATCACTTACTGAAGGCATGAGTCAAATGGGTACCACAGCGCAGCCATTAATGATGCAAGCAGTTAAAAACTTAATGGCTGGTGTTCCAATAGATAAATTTAACGAAGGATTTACACAATTAGCAGCCGCCGCTGGCGCTGAAGGTATTAATTTACGTGGTAGTATTGAAGATATGGCAGCTATGGTACAGGCCGGTGCTAATCCTACTGAAATCGCCGCCGCCGCAGATGCATTAGCTGGTCAATTTAAAAACATACAAGTTGATGACGGAATTTTAGCACGAGCCGCCGCCGGGCAAGAGGGTGCAATAGCATTATTAACAGCAAGAATGGAAGTATTTGCATCAAATGCAGACTCACAAGCTGAATCCTCTACATTAGTTAATGATAACTTGGAAAAACTCAATTCATCACTTGCAAGAGGTGAAGCTGTACTATCTGGTATCGCTAACCAACTTACAGTAACATCACAAAAAATCAAAGACAACTTACTAGATGGTTATTTAAAGGCGTTTGATATTAATCCAAACGATCCAAATAAGTTTGCTAATTTTATTAATCAGCTAGAACGGTTGCCAGACTCAGAAAAGTTTCAAACATTTATGAACGGTTTAATTGAGTTTACTACTGCATTAAGTGGTGCACAAGGTGTCTTATCATTGTTAGACGTGGACGGTTCGGGTAAATTAGAACGTGGTCTTAATATTGGACTATTGGTAGCGGCAATTGCAAAACAACTAGGCGTTACTGGTGTTGCTGCAGGTGCTATTCCTGGATTACGCAAAGGTGGCGCAACCGGACCTGATCAAGCCCGTAGACAGATGGATCCGAGTACTCTTAACGGTATCGGACTCAATGCTTTATTCGCCACTGGAGGCGCACTTGCGGCTACTGTTGCAATGAAAACAACAGATGGTAAAGAAATCGGACCTGAGAACCCTATGCCAGTAACAATTATGAAAGTTGAAAATGGTGCATTTTCTCAGGTAACTATCAAAACTAGTACAACAAGTTCTAATTAATAGATACCTTGACAACTGGATAAATACATGTTACAATACAAGAAATATAGGACAAATCAATGAGCTGGAAAAAGCACTTTACAGTATACCAAGGACAAAGTCAAGAAATGAAACCTAGCACGTCTAGTCGTTTCCAAAGCTGGCTACCTGAAGTATACAGCGGTCAGCCTAACCGTGTTGAACGTTATTCACAATATGACCAAATGGACATGGATAGTGAGGTAAATGCTGCACTTGATATTATCAGTGAGTTTAGCACACAAACGGACGAAACAACACAACTACAATTTAGTTTAAAGTATGTTGGTGATGTTACTGAAAGCGAAACAAAGATTCTAGAGCAAACACTACGACAATGGTGTAAGTTACAAGACTGGGATAAACGAATTTTTAGAACATTCCGTAATGCAGTTAAGTATGGTGATCAATTTTTTATCCGTGATCCAGAAACTTGGGAAATGTATTATGTAAATCCAGTTGATGTTACTAAAGTTATTGTTAACGAAGCAAAGGGTAAAGAACCAGAGCAGTATGTTTTAAAGAACATTGATTTAAATATGCAAAACAAAACTGTAAGCGAGCCAGTTAGACACAGTGATTCTCACACTACTGTAAACAGTATGATGCGAGGACAAACTATTGACCGTAACGGCTATGGTGCAAGTGGCGCAGAGTATGCTAACAGTTTAGGAAACATTCAAGAATATAACGTTGATGCAACACACATTGTACATGCCGCATTAACAGAAGGTATGGATAGCGAATTCCCATTTGGTGCAAGTATCCTAGATCCTATCTTCAAAACTTATAAACAAAAAGAACTACTGGAAGATAGTATTATTATCTATAGAGTGCAACGTGCACCTGAACGCCGTGTGTTTTATGTAGACGTTGGTAATATGCCACCAAACAAAGCTATGGGTTTTGTTGAACGTGTGAAAAACGAAATACATCAAAAACGTATTCCAAGTAAAACAGGCGGTGGTAGTAGTATTATGGATGCAGCGTATAACCCGCTGTCAATCATGGAAGATTACTTTTTTGCCCAAACAGCAGAAGGACGTGGATCTAAAGTTGAAGTTTTACCAGGTGGTGAAAACTTAGGACAGATTGATGACTTACGTTACTTTACAAACAAAATGCTTAGAGCATTGCGTGTGCCTAGCAGTTACCTACCAACTGGACCAGAAGATGGCACAGCAAGTTATGTAGATGGTAGAGTAGGTACAGCATTTATTCAAGAGTACAGATTTAACCAATATTGTCAGAGACTACAAAACATCATTGTACCAGTATTTGACAACGAGTTTAAACTGTTTATGAAGAACAAAGGTATTAACATTGACAGTAGTATCTTTGAACTTAAATTTGTAGAACCACAGAGCTTTAGTGAATACAAAGAAATCGAAGTACATGCTGCCAGAGCAAATGTATTTGGTTCACTTGAAGGTGTAGATTATCTAAGTAGACGATTTATGTTAAGCAAGTACCTTGGTCTTACAGAAGATGAAATCCTCAAGAATGAAGAAATGTGGATGGAAGAAAACAAATCAGGAGTAACACCGAGTGCAGAAAGCGATCCAGGTCTTGGAAGCGTAGGCGTGCGTGGATTTGACATTGGTGGTGACGAAGTACCTGATATGGGTGATATAGAAGCTGGCGATACAGAGTCTGGCGAATCACCAATTAGTGGTGTAGAAAATACAACAACACCAGCAGGAGGAGATGACAATGCGCAGTAATGAATTTTTAGTAGAGTATTACGAAGCAGAAGATAACGAGTATTCAAATCGTAAAATAGACGATGTTCGACGCAGTAGATTAACACTAAAACATATTAATAGACTACGTAAACAACGTGAAATTCACAAGACAGAACATGCGCAAAGGACTAGTAGAGTACAACAAATCTACAAACGACCTGCAGCACAATAGTAACAAATTTATAAAATTTAAGGCGTAAAAAGTACTTATCTTGGTATTTTCACCAAAAAGTACAGTTTTTACGCCTTTTTTCTATGGTAAAACGTATTGGTAATAAATAATACTTGTAAACCAGTAATGGTAAGCCTGAATATTTTAAGGAGATATAAAATGAGCAATCATAAGGATTCACTAGTTAAGGTCCTTGAATATCTAGTTAACGAAGATCGTGAAAAAGCGTCAGACCTTTTACACGATGTATTTGTTGAAAAAGCAAAAAACCATTGGGCGTCACTTTCAGAGAGTGATGAATCAGTGGAAGAAGATATCCAAGAAGAAGACCTAGACGAAACATATGATGTTGAAGTTGAAGAAGGCATCGACAACTACGATGCAGAAGCAGACTTTTTAGACGACATCGAAACAGCGGAAAATGAAATTGAAGCTGAAGAAGTATATGGCGAAGATGATGAGCCAGAAATGGACATGGAAATGCCAATGGGCGACGAAGGTGAAGAAGGCGAAGAAGCCGCAGAACCAGAAGAAGCTCTAGCAAATGTCGAAGACGCAATTGCAGAACTACGTGCAGCATTTGCTGACATGATGGATGAAGAACCAGCTGAAGAGCCAGAAATGGAAGAAGAAGTTGCTTTTGAATCAGAAGAGTCAGACGATGACGAAGTTGAAGCAGTTGAAGAAGGCGCATCAATGTCAGCAGTAAGTGTATCGCACTCTGCAGGCGACGACGGTGCACATTCACCAGTTGGCCCAGGTGACAAATCAATGTCAGACGCCAAGCCAGTTGACATCGCAGGTGGCTCAGCAGAAGCAGGTGGCAAAGCGCCAGCAGCTAAAGACATGGGTGTTACAGGACCACAAGAAGCAGGTTCGCCAAGTGCGGCACCAGCTCCAAAGCGTGAAACAACATCAAGCACTGGTCCAGTAAGGGCGATGAAGTAATATGTCAGCAATTATTGAGCACCTAACATTTAATCAGGCAAACATTGTCACCGAAGCAATTGAAGAAGCTAACGGTGGGAAAAGCCTGTATATGAAGGGTATCTTTATTGAAGGCGATGTACGAAATCAAAACAATAGAATTTATCCAGCCAAAGAAATTCATCATGCTGTTAAAGCAATCAATGAAAAAATTAAAGGTGGATATTCAGTATTAGGTGAAGCTGATCACCCAGACGACCTTAATATCAATCTCGATCGTGTGTCACACATGATTACAGAGATGGATGTTTCAGGTAACAACGGTATCGGCAAACTTAAAATCCTTCCAACTCCAATGGGAAACATTTGTAAAACCCTTTTGGAGTCAGGAGTCAAACTAGGCGTGTCAAGCAGAGGCAGTGGCAACGTAAATGAAGACGGTCATGTTAAAGAATTTGAAATTATTACCGTGGACATTGTTGCTAATCCAAGTGCTCCAGATGCTTATCCCGATCCAATTTATGAAAGAATTATGAATCATAAACGGGGTAATGTGTTACTGGATGTTGCTTCTGCAGTTAAGCACGACGATCGAGCACAGCGTTACCTCCAAGAAGAAGTGACGCAATTTATAGAGAACCTAAGGTATAGGAGAGATTAATATGGCTCACTCAATAGATGAACTATTAAGCTCCGGAAAGCTCTCGGAAGAGGTTAGATCTTCAATTTCAGAGGCTTGGGAAACTAAGCAATCTGAACTACGTGAAGAAGTTGCTTCAGAACTACGTGAAGAGTTTGCAGAACGTTATGAAAATGACAAATCGCAAATCGTAGAAGCAATGGATACAATGATTGGCGAAGTTATTGCAAAAGAACTTGAAGAGTTCCAAGCAGACAAAGCTAAGTTAGCTGAGGATCGTGTTGCATATCGCAAACATATGACGGAACATTCAAATGTTCTTGATGATTTTGTGATGGAAACACTTCGCAAAGAAATTAATGAACTTCGCGAAGACCGTGAGGCACAAGACAAGAACATGGCACAGTTAGAAGGCTTTGTTCTAGAACAACTCACAAAAGAGCTAAACGAGTTTCATGAAGACAAACGCTCACTAGTTGAAGCAAAAGTCAAAATGATAAAAGAAGGCAAAGAAGTCATCGAACAAACTAAACGCAAGTTTATTGAAACTGCGGCAAATAAAGTGGAAAACATTCTCGAGTCGACAATTAAGACTGAGTTAACATCGCTTAAAGAGGATATACAAGTTGCAAAAGAAAATTCTTTTGGACGTAAGATATTTGAAACGTTTGCTGGAGAGTTCATGGGCAGCTACCTAAATGAAGGTACCGAAGTTGCTAAAATGAACAAAGAAGTAGACGAGTTAAAAGCAAAACTTGATGAAACAAACAAGGCCGTTGCAGAAAAAGAAGTTCAGCTTGCAGAATCAGCACGTACAGAACGTATGGCTGTGGATAAAGCAGAGCGTAAGCTAATCATGAATGAGATGATGGCACCGCTTTCAAAACAACACAAATCAGTAATGAATGCATTGCTGGAATCTACCAAGACGGCAGATTTACAAAACGCATTCAACAAGTATCTTCCTTCAGTACTGAATGAAGCTACAAAAACTAAAACTAAGAAGGTATTAAGTGAATCTTCAAAAGAGATCACTGGTGGTAAGGCAACAGTAGCAGAAGCTAATGTTGATGCTAACATTGTCAACCTTCGAAAATTAGCCGGTATACAATAAGTTAAGGAGACCGAAAATGGCAGACAACCTAATGGAAAATTGGAGCGTAACTAAAGAAGCTCTAACAGATGGTCTATCTGGAACGAAGAAACAAGTAATGGAATCAGTACTTGAAAACACTAAAACCTATTTGTCAGAAGCAGCAGGTGCAGGTGCAACTCAAGCAGGCAACATTGCTACACTAAACAAAGTAATCCTTCCAGTGATCAGACGTGTTATGCCAACTGTTATTGCCAACGAAATCGTTGGTGTACAGCCTATGACAGGCCCAGTTGGACAAATTCATACTCTACGTGTGAGATATGCTGAAACATTTGATTCAGCAACAGCAGGCGATGAAGCACTAAGCCCATTCGCAATTGCTACAGGTTACTCAGGTAACGCAACAACTAACCGTGCAGATGCTACATCTACAATGGAAGGTCTAGCGGGTAAGAAAATGAGTATCCAAGTCCTAAAACAAACAGTTGAAGCTAAAACACGTAAGCTATCAGCACGTTGGACATTCGAAGCGGCACAAGATGCCAACTCAATGCATGGACTAGACGTTGAAGCAGAAATTATGCAAGCACTTGCACAAGAAATTACTGCTGAAATTGACCAAGAGATCATTGCGTCTCTAACATCACTAGCAGGCACAGCGGCTGACACATACGACCAAAGTGGCGTAAGTGGTACAGCAACTTTTGTTGGTGACGAACACGCAGCTCTTGCAGTTCTAATCAACAAAAATGCAAACACAATTGCAGCACGTACAAGACGTGGCGCAGGTAACTGGGCAGTTGTTTCTCCAACAGTACTAACAGTACTACAGAGTGCAACTACATCAGCATTTGCTCGCACTACAGAAGGTCCGTTTGAAGCACCAACAAACACAAAGTTCGTAGGTACACTAAACGGAACAATGCGTGTATATGTAAACCAGTATGCAGCTAACGATGACGTACTAGTAGGTTATAAAGGGTCAACAGAGACAGACGCAGCAGCGTTCTATTGCCCATATATCCCACTAATGTCAAGTGGCACAGTACTAGATCCAAGTAGCTTTGAGCCAGTTGTATCATTCATGACACGTTATGGTTATGTTGAACTAAGCAACCAAGCTTCATCTCTTGGTAACGCAGCAGACTACCTAGCGAAGATTGCTGTAACATCTAATCAACTAGCATTTGCTTAATAGCAGTTAGTTATAATGTTAAAATAGGCGCCACGGCGCCTATTTTTTTGATAATTTTTTAAAAAAAGGCTTGACTTTGGTATCAGAATGTACTATATTAAGTATATAAGTTAGACGACGGTGTAACTTAGATAGTTCAAGTAATAGCAGTCTGTAGAGGTTGTAACTTGATTTGCAGTTGTAGTGACAGCGCATGAGCATGGAGACATGAAGATGCGTATTTTGGAAGTAACTATCCGATGCAAGGTATCCTGAAATTGAGCGTGGCTCTACTAGGGATTGTTGGTATTCACAGAGTCCAACCTATCATTTTTATTTGCCAACAGGCGAAAGTATCTGTGGTGTGCTATGCCTCCCAGTTACTATAGAAGGTCTACTGTTAATTCAGTAGGCCTTTTTTCTTTTATCTTTCGCTATAAATAGTATTAACATGGAGAGATAGGATGAGTACCAAATTTAAACAAAACCTAAATGTTGCTGGAAACATTTATTTGTCTGGTAACGTAGTGGCAGATGGTAATGTAACATTAGGTGATGCAGATACCGATAGCATCACACTAAATGCTGACATAACAAGTAGCATTATACCAGATGCAACCGATACATATGATTTAGGTACTACTGCAAAAAAGTGGAGAAACTTAGACTTATCACAAGACGCAAATATTGGTGCTGATATCAACATTGCTGGTGCAATTAATTCAACTGCGGCAGGCACACCAACTATTACAAGTTCAACAGATATTAAGTTACAAGCAGGTACTGGTGCTGAAGATAGAGTTGAAATATCACAAGCACCACTTAAACTTGCAAATTTAACAACCACAGAACGTGATACAAAAACCAGTCAAAATGGTGACATGATCTATAACAGTACTACAAACCAATATGAAGTTTATGAAAATGGTACGTGGAGATCTTTAGGAACAGATCAAGATGTTGCAGACCAAGTGGCGGCTTTAGTAGACAGTGCACCTACTACATTAGATACACTAAACGAACTAGCGGCGGCATTGGGAGATGATCCTAACTTTGCCACAACTGTTACTAATAACATTGCAACTAAATGGACACAAGATAATACTAAGATTAGTAATTGGGACACATCTTATACTTATTCACAAATTGGGCATGTTCCACTTGCTGGCGGAACTATGACAGGATTGCTTACACTGAGTGGTAATCCAACGACGAACTTGCAAGCCGCAACCAAACAGTATGTTGATACACAACTCGCAGGAGCAGGAGGCGGTGGTACTAGTATTGAAACTAGGCAAGTAATCAGTGGCAGTACTACTTACACAGCTTTGGTAGCTGGAACGTACAAGATTTTAGCTATTGGTAATGGTGGCAGTTTAGGAGGTGGCTCCGGTGGTGTTGCATACAGTTCGGTTTCTCTAACAGCAGGGCAAACAA